TTACTTCACCATCTAGTACACAATCATATGGACTAGGCTTACGTTCTAACACAGATTCAATCTCTGCAATGATGTGTGGGAAGTTATGAAACTGTTTACCATTACGACTAAACAATTCTACCTTGCCACTTTTGCATACTGCTAGTACTCTTACGCCATCAAGTTTAACTTCAATTTGCTTTTTGCCTACCATCTTCTTTTCGTGGTTAGCTGAGTCGTGTGCAAGTGAACAAGTAAACACAGGCACTGTTCCAGGTGCAACTTTGTTTACAGTTTTTTCACTCATACCGCAACGTAGGTCTTTAATAAGAATTCTACGATACCAACCGTTCCATTGTTCTGTAGTTGCTGTGTCTTTACACAAGATAATTGCATCACGTGCCGCATGTCCAGTAAGACTACGATTGATAAGTTTACGTGCAAGTTCTTTAAACACAGGCCATGCTAGTCCTTGTCCTGTAAGAACATCTGTACGTTCAGGTACTTGCTTTACACCAAATGTAACAAGGGGATCAAGTGCCATTGTGACACCTTCAAAAAACTCTGGAACACCTTCGTCAAGTGCTTCTTTTAGGATTGCTTGTTTAGCGAGCTTACTATTGTCTGCTTCTAACTTTGCGATAATATCTTGTGGTTGTGTTCTCATGTGTGCCTCTCAATGCCTAATTATTATATACAGTATAGCACCTAAATGCTATACTGTCAACCTCTTATTTGGTCTATGTTTACTGGCATGTAGTTAGTTTGCTCAACACATATACATTTATATGGACCTTCTGGCGAAGGGTTACTATGTATATGTCCGTGAACATTTAACAACGGATCTTGCCCAAACCTATGTGTTTCAGCAAGTGTACTAGGATGTTGTGGAGTGTGACTAAACAACAATCCTATATCACTCATATCAATCCACATCTGCATGTTTTTAAAAAAAGGTGCAAGCATTTTTAAGTTGTCGTGGTTGCCTACTACAAGTCTTTTCTTGCCTGGCAACTTAGCAAAGTTTGCTTCTAACCACTCAACTTTATTTTCACCAAACAATACATCACCACAGTGGATCACAATATCATTTGGCTTGACTACACTTGCCCAGTTATCCAACATAACCTGGTTCATATGATCTACATCAGTAAAGCCGTTTCTAGGTGGCTTGCCTGCATAGTCTTTAAATGTTAAGATAGGAGCATGATTAAAGTGTGTATCACTTATTACCCATATATTTTTCGTCATCGAAGTACCCTCGCTAGTGTCTATATAATATAGCACCTAAACTTTCAAAGGTCAACCTCTTTTTAGTAATAAGGATTATTAAAATTAGGATCATCCATGCCTTCAACACCAGTAACTTCTGGTACATAATGTTTAAGCATGTTTTCAACACCTAGCTTTAGGGTAACTGTACTACTACTACAGCCACTACAACCACCTGATAGCATAACAAGTACACGGCCTGACTCCATATCAAAGTCTTCTAGTCGTATCATACCACCATGTGATGCTACTGCTGGGTTGATATTGTCTTCAACAATTTGGTTGATTTGTTCTAATATTTCTTGTTTTGTACGTTCGCTCATATTGTATTTATTTTTTATAATTGGCTCTGGGGGAAGGATTCGAACCTCCACGATAAATAAATTGCAGTATATCTATCACACGAGAAACAATCGTGCGTGTCTACCATTTCACCACCCCAGAATAATTATATCTTGCCTATGCCTTCAAGAGCAGGTATCATTCTTGTAACACCTATTCCGCCACCGACTCTTGGGAAGAATTCAAACTCTAAAAACTTTTCAAGTTCTGCTTCTACTCGTTCTTGTCCGAACAGTTCGAATAATAACTTTGAGTATGCACCATCTGTAATAGTATGAAATGTATCTCGCATCATATCAACATCACATGAACGCTCTGCTGATCCTATTGTTTCCATTCCTCCAAGTATTACATCAATCTTTTTACTTGTTGCTCCACCATCATGTCTGCTCATATTCCAAAATGGACTTGTCATTTCTGGAAAGTCTGTAATCATAGTTGCACCATACTCTTCTAGCATATCAGTTTCATGGTGTGCTTCAAGTTCTTCATTTGCATCTAGTCCGTATGACTCTTGCCACTGTGCATATGTTTGTTCAGTAATCTCACCAAAGCCTAAGTATTCACATAGTTCATACTCCATTGCTTTAAGATCATTTATGTCGCCTGGCATTTCAAATTCAAACATTGGAAATATTATATCATGTCTACCTGGAATTGCCTTTGGTTCCTGCCTGTAGGATGTGGAGACACAAAAAAACCCCTTACTATCGGGGCTACTTAATAATTCATGTTCGAGCCACATCTGGCCTGTTTGTGGCAAGGGCCAAACCTGGCCTGCGTAATTGTAAGTTGCTACATTGAACGGATCTTCACATGCGGCAAGTATGCTAAGTCTGTTTTGGGTATGGACTTCTAGAAATCCTTTATCCAAAAAAAATGACCTTAAAAGGCCAACTGTTTTCGTAAATTTATCTGGGTTTATTAGTTGCGTCATTTCTTTTCCTTTTTTCAACCTAAAAAAAATATGCTCAAAAAAAATTTGAGTTTATTTGTTCATCGAGTTATTTATCATTTTAATTGGAGTAGGCGGCAGGACTCGAACCTGCATACATGGATTTGCAATCCACTGCGTAACCATTCCGCCACGCCTACATTGGTGGACTTTATAGGATTCGAACCTATGACCTTCGGTTTCGTAGACCGACGCTCTATCCAGCTGAGCTAAAAGTCCTTGGCACCGGTTGGAGGAATCGAACCCCCGCTCTCAGTTTTGGAGACTGCTGTGCTACCACTAACACCAAACCGATAAAAAAGCCCCTAAACAATTTCTTGCTAGGGGCTGTCTAAATAACTTTTTTATAAAGTCACGTCAAGACATACGCCCCTGGTTGCGGCGCCAACATTTAATATACATTGTGCTAGTCTTGATCATGTCATCTATTCCTTTATTATCTTATTACTATAGCATCACTATTTAGTTGTGTCAACCTTTTTTTATGCATTTAATGTTGCTAAAACTAGATTTTTTTTGCTTGCCTTCGATGAATACATTAGGCGGATTTGCGTCTTCAAATTTCTGTTTCGCAATGCTACAAGTAAAATAGTTGCCCATTTTCATTTCCATTTGCAAATCGGGACTACCTGCTATAGATAATACTAAAGCTAACCAATACATCTTACTATCCTATTCGTGCTCTCCCCCTGGATCGCCAGGATCCAAAGGAACTTTTTTTGCATTACCTTTTTCATCTCTCCAGATGGTGTACGTTCTTGCTCTACCATGGGATCGATACAACGTATCAAATGCATGTGGTCTTCTTTTTGCAGTTTCAAATGTACCTACTGTTACTGCAATAGCGGCAAGTAAAAAAACGTGAGCTATTGTACTAATTCCAAATGCCCAGAAGCTACCAACTAAGAAACTAAAAACAATGCACCACATCCATGCAAGTATTTGTAAAACCATATGTCTTACTTGTAAGTCTGGTATATGTCGTAATGGATTTCTATCCATATCCATTACACTATTCCAACAATCGTAAACCCATTCTCTCATTGAGAATACTCCTTTTTCAAATGTTACTTTTTTGGGGTAATGAGCATCAGCAATGTCGCGATAATCTATAGCATCATAAACGTCTTTAAACATTTGTGTTACTTTATGCGTCTTAAAATATGCAGTTACTCTATACATAATACTAATGTAACACTTCTCACTATCTATGTCAACACTTTTGGTTAAATTCCTGGCATTGTAAATAATGCTTTGATTCCTGATCTATCAGCAGGCTTAGTTCTTGCAAATATAACCCATTTAGGATTATAATCAAAAGACACTGTGCGGTAATGTTCATTGCAATATTCTTTAAAACTTGCACCAGTTGTATAGACATCATCAACTATCATTGGAGGTCCTTCAGTAGCATATTCTCTAAGTGCATTTGCTAATGGTATACCTCCTCTTGGAATACCTTCTACAGATCCAAATGGTCTAGTTTCATAGTCCATAATCATACGTGCTAGTGCTTCCCATTCTGATTCACTTATTGCATCACATTCTAGTTTCCAAGTCATCGGAATGCCTGCGTGTGATATAAAATTTTTCTTTTCAAATAAATCCATTAGTATTTTACTCCTGCGTAAAAAGGTATGTTAAGATTTTTGATATAATTACTGCCACCTAATTTAGGCAAATCTATTACACATGCTATTGCTTTTATTTGCAACTCTAATTCATCACACATATCAATTACTGCCTTAACAGTTCCGCCAGTTGCCATTAAGTCGTCAATAATTATGACACTATCATCTTTGTCAAAGCTATCTCGTTGCATTTGTATTTGATTGGTTCCATACTCTAATTCGTATTCACGGCTTATAACACTACCGGGTAACTTTCCTGGCTTACGTGCAAGTACTAAAGGTCCTCTAGTTCTATGTGCAAATACACTTGCAAAAATAAATCCTCTAGCATCAATACCAATAATCTTATCTACTGGACAATACTTTAATAGATTACTGTAGATAAAATTATTAGCTAGTGCAAATCCTTGTGGGCTTGCACACAAACTTGCTATACATTTAAAATCAATACCATCTTTAGGAAAGTCAAGATAACTTTTTATATGTCTTTTCATTTAGTAACTCTGAGCGAGCCTCCACATTAAATATTCTTTTGATTCGATAGGATCATATTTAGAAGGTTCGTCGCATAGATTCCATACAATCGTACCTGGTGTAGGATCAACAAAATGCGGCATACTAAAACGCTCCTGATGTATGTGAGTATTTACAACTCTGTGTTTAGTTGACTTGAAATAATCATTTGTCCAACGTTGTAGCAAGTCGCCTATGTTTACAACTACTCCTTCATTAGCATACGGTACTGCATGCCATGTTCCTTTAAGGTCTTGGACTTCGAGACCCGGAACGTCATTGATTTGCCAAAGAAGCGTAATAGTGCCGTAATCACTGTGTTCTCCAATTCTCATTTGTTTTTGTTCTAGTTTGCCTTCATAAGCAGGATAGTGTATAACTCTAGTTGTGTTGAATGGTACTAAATGTGCATCAACTAATGTAGAACCTGTGTCTAGGATAGTGTCAAATTTATTTAATATTCTTAGGGTAAGTTTATCTGCAATGTCAATACTTTGTAGAGCAGTTTCTTTGAATCCATCTAGTTCACTAGGCCAAAGATAATCTGGCATACGTGTATTATTATAATTAAAACTTTCCTTGATGTCTTTTGGTGCAGTAGGATCTACATTTTCATCACCTACCATACTATATCCTAAATTAGTATCACCTTCATAAGGATATTTTCTTTTAATTTCATCTGTCAATTCAAAGAAACTTTTCATTTCATTGAACCAACAGTTCATATCTGTTTGTTCTTGTGTATCTAATGCATTTGTAAAGACTGCGAAGCCTACAGTTGTATAGGCTTCGCGAATCTCATCCAGCACAAACTTTGATTTAAAATCTATTACTGGTATCATTTAATCAACCCGGAAACAGAGAGTCGATACCTTCGACGTAAAACATCATAGTATCAAGTTGCTTGCGAGTTGCAATTTCTCCTTCTTTAAGAAAGACAGTTCCATCCTGCTTATTGATAGGACCAGCAAAGCCAAAGTAAGTTCCTGCTGTAATAGCGTCTTTTACTTCTTGTGCTTTAGCCGCAACATCAGCTGGCATATTAGTAAACGGTGCCATTTGAACTGAACCATCGTTCATGTGTCCAAAGTATGTACCAGTAGTCCATGTGCCGTCTAATACTTGACCTACTTTATCAATGTAGTAAGGACCCCAGTTGTCAATAGTTGCTGTCAACTGTGCTTTAGGAGCAAATACAATTTGATCACTTGCTTGGCCAAATCCGTGAGCACCTAACTTTTCAGCCGCCTGCATTGGCGATGGTGAGTCAGTATGCTGTGCTAAGATATCACAACCTTGTGATAGTAATGCCTTTGCCGCATCTGATT